AAAAAGGCGCGTAGCTTGTCGCGGCAGGCTGTGAGTTTAGATGCGGCGGGAGATGTTGAGGTAAGTGCGGACGAACCTGCGGAATTACCCGTTGAAGAGGATGCCGAGGCAGAGTCGACCGAAAGTGAAAAGGGCGGCGATAGTGATTGACATTGAAAACAGAGTGTTTAAAAATCACATTCGGGAGCGTTACAAGTGCGGTTATCGCCTTGCTCGGTCAAAATTACAAAACCGTATTACTGTTGATAACATTGATTATTGTTGATACCTTATCGGGTAATTTATGGGCGGCTGTCAATCACGAATGGAAGTCCACAATCGCCCGAAAAGGGATTTACAGCAAGCTTTTTGAATTGGTGCTTGTGTTTTTAATGTACCTTTGCGAATGGGCGTTTGAAATAAACTGGCTTGTAAACATGGTCGTTTTATATTTCGCGGCCTGCGAGGGCGCGAGCGTACTTGAAAACATAAGCCGATTTAACAGTAACGTGCCGCAGGAGTCACTTGATTTTTTAATCCACATGAAGCAAAACTTTTTGACAAAGTTTAAAGAGTGGATAAGGGATTTTTTCGGGGGTGGAGACAACAATGGATAAAGAAGAAGCGCTTTATCGGTTTTGGGCGAGTTTCGGGCTGCCCGCGTATGATGAAAACATTGTCCCTGATGATGCGGAACTGCCGTACATAACATTTGAAGCGGCGGTAAGTGATTTTGACAGAGAGATACCGTTGACGGCATCGCTTTGGTACAGAAGCGATGTATGGGATGATGTTATTGCCAAGGCAAAAGAAATAGTTGCGGCTATCGGCAAGGGCGGCAAAATTGTAAACTATGACGGCGGGGCGATGTGGATAAAAACATCAAGCCCGCAATATCAGCGAATGTCAGAGCCTGCCGATGATACCGTAAGACGGATAAGAATAGATGTAACTATAGAATTTATTGACTAAAAGGAGTGATCTTGATGAAATTTACACAGATTTTAACGGATTTGAGAAAGCACATACAGCTTAATGCGGGCATCATTGTAGACTCTTTTGACCCCGCAACTCAGACAATAGGAAACATACTCGGCACAACAAACGGCGGCATGAATTTTACTGCAACACCGAATTTTGTTGATTTTTTTGGGGATGTTGATAATGCGCCGGACAACACAAAAGAGGGCAAGGTGTTGACACGTTGGGATGCAGTAATGAGCGGTACTTTTAACTCTCTTACGAAACAGGCGGCAAAAATGCTTCTTGCAGCAAGTGACTTTGCGGATGTGGATGAAAGCAAATTTGTGCCGAGAAACGATCTTTTTGACAGCGATTTTACCGAATTATGGTGGATAGGCGATTATTCGGACAAAAACAACGGCGATAATGCGGGATTTATGGCTATACATCTGTTAAATGCCTTATCGACAGGCGGTTTTTCCATACAGTCAGGAGATGAAGCGAAAGGCACATTCGACTTTAACTTTACAGGCCACTATACAACAGATGATATATCACTTGCACCGTTTGAACTGTTTATTGCAGACGGCGGCGAAGCAAGCGTTACACTTAACAAGTCAAAAGCGACTGTTGCGGTCGGCGAAACGATAACACTTAAAGCATCGCCTGTTCCTAACGATAAAACAGTTACATTCACAAGTGATGATGCAGACAAAGCGACTGTTACAAGCAACGGTGTTGTCGAGGGTGTAGCTGCGGGAACAGTAACGATCACGGCAAGCATAACGGTAAATGACACAGTTTATACAGATACCTGTACTGTCATAGTGACTGCGGGAGTATAAGCAGACAAAAACGAGGAAACGAGCCTTTGAGCCTATTTCCTTTTTGTTGAGGTTAACAAAAAGGTCATGGGTCTATTTTTTTATTATAAGGAGACTATAAAAATATGATAGATGTACATGAAGCAACAGCAAACACACCGAAATTGACTAAAACACTTGCAAGATGCAAGCCGACTGAGTTTGTGGCGCAATGCGTTAAAATAAAAAATCTTGCCGAAAAATGGTTAAAAGATGTAGACATTATCTCAGTCTGGGATAACAGCCCCGACTTAAAGCCCATACCCGATAATGCTACGGCGGAGGAGCGAGAGGCTATAAACAGGGAAAATGGCAAAACGGTAATTGAAACGTATAAAGACAGATTTTTAAAGCTGTTTGACAGGATGTTTGTTGAAAATCCCTATGAAACATTGTCTTTGCTTGCGTTGACGTGTTTTGTTGAGCCGGAGAATATAGACAATTACGAAATGGCTGACTATATGGATGCGGTACGTGAGATGTGGCAGGATAGGGCTGTTGTAGATTTTTTTACGTTCTTGGCATCGTTGGTGCAGAAGTTTATTTCAAAGCGGTACAAAGCATAAGATTTGATTTTTTAGAACTTGTCGGCAAAGGATATGTAATAGATCATATCATCCGTACACTAAAAGATGAACGCGAGGAAAAACAGTATCGACACTATGTTACATCTGCGCTGTATGTCATATCAAATAAAAACATGAAAATGTCAAAGACTTTTGAAGAATTAACAAAAACCGATATGAAACCCAAAGATACGCGGACAAGCGAGGATATAGCAAGCGACATTATAAAGCGTGCAGGGTTAAAATTAAGGTAAAAGGCGGGTGAACACATGGCAAATCCAGTATATGAAATGTTTGCCAAAATAGGCGTTGACACGAAGAGTTTTGAAAAAGACCTTGAGGGCGCAAAAAAAATGTTTTCCGCGGCGGGAAAAGCGAGTATTGCGGCTATAGGTTCGGCGGCAACGGCTATCGGCGTGTTGGTAAAAAAATCCGTGGACAGCTATGCCCAGTTTGAACAGCTGGAGGGCGGCGTGAAGACGCTTTTTAAAGAGAGTGCCGACCAGGTGATGCAATATGCCGAGAATGCCTATAAAACGGCGGGAATGTCCGCAAATCAGTACATGGAGACCGTCACAAGCTTCGCGGCTTCCCTTTTGCAGTCAACGAAAAACACAACAGAAAAGCTGACTGAGGACGAGATAGAAGCAAGACAAGAAGCCCTTGACAAGCAGTATGACGCGCAAAAAAACGCCCTTGACAAGCAGTATGACGCAACAAAGACCACTTATGACAAGCAGTATGACGCATTAAGCGAAACGCTTGATAAGGAAGCCGATGCGCTTGAAAAAATGCAGGACAAGCGGTTGACGGAGTTAAAAGCCGAGCAGGATGCGGAAATAGAAGCATACGAACAGGCCGCAGAAGCTAAAATTGCACTTATCAACAAGGAATACACCGAGAGTCTGAAACTGATTGATGAAGAGAAATACAATCAGATAAAGGCTATTGATGAGCAGATAAACGCTATAAATGCGCAGACCGAGGCGGAAAGAGCGGCGGCGGAAAAAGCCGAGCAGGAACAGCGCAAGGCTGAACTGCAAAAGGCCGCAAACGCAGCGGAAAGCGCAGAAGAACGCGAAAAAGCCCAAAAGGCGTTAAATGATTATAATGCCAAACTGGAACAGCAGGCACTTGAAGCAAGCAGAAAAGCGCAAATTGAGGGCTTAAAGGCGCAAAAGGATAGTATAAAAGAGGAAAGTGATGCCCGAAAAGAAGCCTTAAAAACCGCGAGAGATGAAGAGATCGCAGCGGAAAAAGCGGCCAACAAAACATGGCTTGATGAGACCAAAAAGGCAAATGCCGAGGAAATAAGCGCGTTAAAAGAAAGCCAAAAAGAAGAACTTGAACAGGTAAAAAAGGCAAACGCCGCAAAGCTTGATGATCTGAAAGAAAGCCAAGCGGCACAGCTTGAAAGTCTGAAAGAACATAATTCAAACAGGCTGAAAGAAATAAAAGCGCAGAATGACAAGGAAAAAAAGCTGTTAAAAGAGGGAACTGACCCTATGGCTCAAATGGCCGCCGAAATGGGTGTAGATACCGCAAGAGCCGCCGAAGTGGCCGATATGGCTATAAGGGATATGAGCGATAATGCAAATAAAATGGGTACTGCTATGGAGAGCATACAAAACGCTTATATGGGCTTTAGCAAACAAAATTATCAGATGTTGGATAATCTGAAGCTGGGCTATGGCGGCACTAAAACCGAAATGGAGAGGCTTTTATCGGATGCCGAGAAAATATCGGGCATTCACTATGATATTTCAAGTCTGACAGATGTATACAGCGCAATACACGTTATCCAAGAAGAAATGGGCATAACGGGTACGACAGCGGCGGAAGCATCTCAAACTATAGAGGGCAGTTTTGGTAGTCTTGCGGCAGCATGGCAAAACCTTATAACAGGGTTTGCGCGTAAAGATGCTGATATAGGCGGATTGATAAAAACCATAGTTGAAGCGGCAGAGACCGCATTTAAGAACATCTTACCCGTCGCGGAACAGGCTTTAATGGGTATAGGCGATTTTGTTACGGAAATAGCGCCGATAATAGCGGCAAAAATACCCGAACTTTCAGCGGAAATAATACCGTCAGTAATAGAAGCGGCAATCTCGTTTTTGAACGCGTTAATAACGGGAATAAATGACAATCTGCCGATGCTGCTTGAAAGTGCGATAAGCATTGTAGGTATGATAGTACAAGGAATAATTGATAATTTGCCTGCTGTTGTCGAGGGTGCATTGCAAATAATACTTGCACTTGCCACAGCCTTGGGAGAGGCATTGCCGGAGCTTATTCCCGCTGTAGTGGATGTAATATTGCAAATCGTTGACACTTTGGTCAATAATGTTGACAAAATGATTGATGCGGCCTTGGCTATAATTCTGGGGCTTGCGGACGGTCTTGTAAAAGCTGTCCCTAAACTGCTTGATAAGGCGCCGGAAATAATTGAAAAACTTGTAAATGCGTTAAGCGACAATGCGCCGAAATTACTTGCTGCGGCGGTCACGATAATAGAAACTTTGGCCGATTTGCTAATAGATCCGGAAGTAATGGATAAGTTGATACAAGTACAGTTAGACTTGATAATGGCTATAGTTTCCGCGATTATCGAGAACACACCGGAATTGTTGAGCGCAGCCTTAAAGATCATTAGCGCTTTGGCCGCAGGCCTTATTAGGTATGTTGGAAATTTGACAGAAAAAGTGCCGGAATTGATATCCGATTTTGTGAGTGCGCTTGACGATGCGAATATCATGACAAAATTACATGATATGGGCTGGGAAATAATCGACAAAGTTGCAAAAGGCGTCGCGGAATTTATTGTTGACGCTAAGGAATGGGGGAAAGACCTTGTTGACAACTTTGTAGAAGGCATTAAAACCAATGTCGAACTGCTGAACCCAGGCGCGCTACTTGCCGAAAAGGTACACGATTACATTCATTTTTCAGAGCCCGATGTAGGACCGTTAGCGGATTTTCACACATACGCGCCCGATATGATAAAAGAATTTGCAAAGGGCATAAAAGATAATACGCACTTACTGACAGATCAGCTTGAAAGCAGCTTTGACTTCGGAAATATAATCGAAGAGGTAAACACTCCCAAAATAACCGCGGGTCAAGTATCGAGACTTATGACATCTTCAACGTCGACAAGAGACAGCAATGCCAACAGGGAAATAAAATTATACATTGGCGAGCATGAGATAGCACGCGCGATACTTCCGGCGTTGGTCGAGGAAAGAAACCGCGTGGGCGTGAGCCTTGCGACAACATGAAAAGGGGGAACGGATAAATGAAATTACCAAAAATCTATATTGACGGCACAGAATACACGTTCCCCATGAGTATACAAAGAGCACCCGATAAGCGCGAAAGCGGTAATTCAGGATATATGATGAACAGGCGGTATCATCCGGATTATTTAGGGACGTATATAACATATAATATAGCCGTCGCAATACCGAAAGGCAAGGAAAACGACTACTCAAATTTATATGATCTGCTTGCCGCGCCGTTGGAAGAATACGATTTTGCATTACCATACAATCAAGGGTATGTTACTTTTTCGGGCAAAATAGAAAATATCAAAGATAAACTGCTAATAACGTACAGCGACAAGAGCGGTAAAGATAAAACGATATGGACAGGAATATCATTTGATATTGTGAGCAATGAGCCGATACTGGAGGTCGATACGAATGAAAATAGTGATTGATAGTACAGTATACGGCACTATACGAAATTTGCAATTCGGGTCGGATGCCGATGTTACTTGTCAGGAACTGCCGATAAATGAATTTACTGTTGACATCCGCACGGAAACAAATATCGCTGTAGGTCAGTATGCCTATTTATACAATGACGATGATACATTGTGGGCTAAATATTGGATAGTCGATGCGGTATGGTACAGCGATAAGTACATAACAATAAGGGCACAGTCTGACCTGCTTTTGTTAAGTCAGGCAAAACTGCCCGCAAAAATGTACATGGGAGTTAATCCCGTTACGCTGATACAAAACTTATTTACAAGCAACAATTTACTTGTGGATATTGACAGTAATGTACCGACTACGTTAATAACGGGCTTTGTACCTGAACAGACAGCAAGAGACCGTCTGCAATGGATATGTTTTGCGATAGGGGCGTTTATACAAACAGACTTTACCGACAGGACAAAAATAATTGCGGTGTCGAGCATGACGGCAAAAGCGGCATTAAACAGTATTGTTTATTATAGGCCGCAGATAGAGTATGGCGACTGGGTAACGGGAATAAGGCTGTATGCGTATAACTTTTTTGAGGGATCTCCGAGCAGTACGGACGAATATGTGCAGGAAAAAATAGACGGTGTGACACATACTTACATACAGAGCGAACAGGAGTTTTTTATTGCTAATCCAAACACACCGCAGACAGCACCCGAAAATGTTATTGAGATACGTGGAATAACGCTTATTACATACGGCAGCGGTTCGGAAGTTGCGAATAACATTTTAAACCGTTTATCGAGGTATTATTTTAAACGTGCGGCAGTTACAGCCGATATTATAAACAACGGCGAGTTTACCGCAGGCGACAGCGTAATACTGGACGACGGAACGGGGAATATTGTACAAGGATATATCGGGCGGACAAATTTCAGTTTTGGACATAACCACAAAAGCACGATAAATATTGCAAGCGCCGATGTGTCCGAGGGTGTAAGGCTGAATATTGTTGCGGAGCATGACGGCGACGAGATAGCAAAGGATGTATACTATCTGCCGAGCGGATATATATATTCAATCGAAAACAAGTATATAGGCAAAACGGGGTTCGAAACACAGGACGGCGAAACAAGCTACGCAAAGACTTTGTACAGACCCCAAAACACAGCGGCAACGGGTACAATGGGCAACACGGAAACGACAGACACACAGGAATACGATATTTGTTTAAAAAACAGTTTCGGCAATCTCGAAGTGCTGATCGTTGACGAGTTGGCGGAAAGCAGCGGGGTGGTGAGCATTAAATGAGTGTAAATATAAGCATTAAAGAGGGCGATGTATCACGCATCTTTTCAAATATATCAAAGTTAAAAGTAAATAAACCAGGCGGCGGAACTGTCGATTTTATCCCCGAGGGAGAAGCGGACGATTACGCCAATACCGGCGAGATAACAATAACAAAAAACGGCACTTATGAAGCCGTTAATTCGGGTCATGTAGGTTTTAGTAAGGTGGTGGTTAATGTGCCGACAGGAGCGGGAAATGTTGACAGAGCAACAGTTATAGACAGTTTATTGACAAATTTAACGGCTATAGCCTTAAGGCCGAATATAAGACGGTCAACCACAAGTTGGGAATGGGTCAGGGGCAGAGACCCGCAGACGGGCGAGGCGATAAGGACTTTTTCGGCCACAGCACAAAACAGTTTTAACGAATATATCTCCATTGACGGACGAAATATAAAATACTACTTTCAGCAGGTGGCCACTCCGAGCAGCTATGCCGATATACCCGAAACGGATGTTGACTTGTTGACACTTAACAACAAGCAGCTTTATTTTGTGTCACTTACCGATTTTACGCTTGGATTTACGACCGTAAACCCCCAAACATACGACAAAACTATAAGCGATTATGTCGCCGATATGTACAAGGTAAGGACTTTAAAGCCCGTAGGAACGCCTAAAACCTTGCTTGATGTGTACACAAACAGCACGCAGACAACAGAGGGAAACGATGTTGTTTTTAACCGCAATATCGGTTTGGAACTTGGCGGCGCGGCTGATGTAAATTACAGTGAAAACGCGGCCGAAAAAAAGTTTAAAATAACATTTCGTTCTGCGGGCGGCACGGAATACGGCTGGGTCATAACCGAAAACAAGACAACAGGCGAGATCACAAGGAAAAAGATACAAGACAATCAAGAATTTGACGATGTTCTGTGTAAAATTTACGCTTCACAGGCGGATGCCGAGGCCGATGTAGGTGTTGTTCCTGCCGATACCATAGCAATTATCAAGTTGGGAGAGTGATAGCATGGCAACAATAGAAATTAGCACAATTCAACAGCTTGTATCATTCTCAAATGGGGACTATGGGCGCGGAACGTCAGAGGCATATCTTGATGTGGTTCTGACGGCAGACCTTGACTTTGCGGATATGAATGAGTATGACAGCCCATACAACTGGGCGGGCTGTACGGGGACATGGTACATAAATTTTGACGGGCAGGGGCATAAGGTCGATAATATTTACTATTCGGGAACGGCTGATTGGGGATTTTTCGGAACGGTATACGGCTCGGTCAAAAATTTATATTTACCGAATATGTTTGTGACGAGTACAGCATCAGTAGCGGGAGTTGCAGTATATCTGAGAGGAACGCTGACAAATGCTCATGTTTCGGGACATTTGGAAACCCTTGATACAAACGACCGATATGCAGCCTGCGGACTGTATTTTCAGGCTATAAGTTCAAGTATAAATCAATGCAGTATGTCAGGCTTATTAAAAGGGAGCTCGATCGGAGGGATAGCTCAAGGAACTACCAGTGGGAACACCCTTATATCAAGTTGCCTCGTTATAGCCGACATGATTGCAATATATAGTGCTGCACCTTTCGCATATACAGGACATACCATAAACAACTGTGAGTACCGAGGAACGGTTAAAGCGGGAAGCAATGTTGTAGTGGGCGGATGGGAAACACCTATATTTAACAGCATTTTGGTATATTACCCAGAAACAACAAACAATAAATGGCGAAGTAACTCAACATGCTACAATGTTTACTACGACAGCACACTTGCGGCAGAGGGCGGATTTACGCCTCCGTCTATTACAGGTGCGCCGACGACCGATTTGCAGGACGGGCAGTGGCTGCACGAGCATGGATTTGCGAATTAAGGCGGTGAACGTATGCTAACGGGAACATTTAATCTTGGCAGTGACGAGAGCCGTGCCGATACTTGGAACAGCCAGAGACAGGGGAGAACCGCGACTTTTTTTGCTTTTACAGATATGCGGATAAGTAAAATCGGCGTAGAATTCTGTAGTTACGGAGTGTATGAAACTGCTGTGACTATAGGCGTATCGGTCGATGGGGTATCGGTATTTTCGGAGGAGATACCGATGCCATTAGGAGAAACGCATGAGTTCACATATTTTTATGTGGATACCAACATCAGTGTGAGCGTGGGGCAAACCGTAACTATATCGGGAACGACCGGAGAGAACGGAACGGGTGTATATCACGGAACCGCAGGAAGTATGATCTATCCTTGGGGGCGAATGACCGGCAGTGATAATTTGGCGGTAGAGATGACTGCCGAGTATGCGGCAATTTGGCTCGTTGACGGGCAAAATGACGGATATGCTTACCCGATCGGTACAGACCCTACACCTTTTGAGGAGTTTGAGAAAGACGCAGACGGTTATCCTTTAAACTGGGGCGTTTGGAAGCTTGACAATAACAACGAGGGTTACCCATGGCCGACTGGCTATGAAGATTATATCGTTAGAGGGCTGCCCGTCAAAGTCATGTCACAAGACGAAACACACTGGATAAATGCAAGTGTAGGCGTGTTTACGGATGAAAAGGTTATAAGCGCTTATGTTAAAATGATAGGAGATGATGAAGATGCAGATAACGGAAATGCTGTTGACCCCGAACAAGTATTCGCGACCACAGATACCACTTAAAAAAGTCACAAAAATCGCTGTACATTACATTGGGAACGCGGGAACTTCCGCAAAAGCCAACAGGAATTATTTTGAGAGCCTAAGGATAACGCGCGAACGCGAAGCGTCTGCACATTACATAATCGGGCTTGACGGCGAAATAATCCGCTGTATACCCGAAAACGAATGGAGTTACGCGACAAACGATGCGAATGGCTATTCGATAAGCATTGAAAACTGTCACCCTGCAAAAGACGGCAAGTTCACGGCGGCAACAAGAAAGAGCCTGACAGAGTTATGCGCGGATATTTGCAAAAGATATAAACTTGACCCGATAACGGATATTATAAGGCATTTTGATGTAACGGGCAAGGCTTGTCCGCTGTACTGGGTAAATCATCCCGATGATTTTCGGCTGTTTAAGTTGGAAGTTGCGGCATATATTGCTTACGGCAGCACCGCACAGCCGAAACTTGAAACGATAAATTTACAGGTCAACGGCAAAGTTATAAAAGCGGATGCAATGATATATAATGACGAAACTTTTATAAAGCTGCGAGGCCTTGAAAATGCGGGCTTTGCTGTCGGGTATGATAAGGACACAAAGTTGAGGACGCTTGACAACAAAATTACTGTGTTACCGATAGAGCGTGACGGCGAGATACAGGGCGTTGAAAGTCTGAAGCTGCATGATTATAATTTTGTCAGCATAAGACCGCTTGCGGCGATGTGCGGATATGGTGTAGACTATAACACCGAGACAAAAGGTGTTGCCCTTGTTGCGAAAGAATGATATAATATAAGTATCAAAAGCGCAGAAAGGGGTTTATATTATGGATGAAACAAAAAACAACGAGATCATAGAGGAAACAACAGAGACCGCACCGAGCGTGCCGTATATAGTATTTGAGAGCACGCAGGCGCGCGCAGAAAGGAAAGAAAAAAGGCTGATAGGCGTTATAATTCTTTTGGTTATCCTTTTTGCGGCAAGTAATGCAATGTGGTTATATGAGTGGATGTCTTATGATTATGTCAGCGAGACAACAACGATAACGCAAGACACAGAAAGCGCAGGAAACAACAATTATATAGGAAATGACGGTGATATTGTAAATGGCAAGACAGACAATAAAGATACGGAAAACATCGAGAACGAAACGCGGAAGTAAAGGAAAGAGGCGCAGATGATGAAAAAGCGATATGCCGAGTATACCAATAGCCAAATATCGGATATAATTGACGAGCATATTCATCACGAGCGCAACAGACGGATATTGAAACGGCGTTTTATTGACGGCGTGACCTTTGAACGCATTGCCGAAGAGTTTGAATTGTCGGTAAGGCACACAAAGAGCATTATATATAAAAATGAATGGAACTTGTTTAAATATCTGTCGTAATATAAATTAAAGCGGATCTCCCACAACGGGCGATCCGCTTTTTTTATTGTAAAAAATGTACCAAAAAGCGGACATAAAACTATACACAATGACCGCACTTTTAAAACACGAAAACAGAATAAAAAATGCCTGCAAAGGTGCTTAAAACAGCCTTTTCACTTCATTGTGAAAGGGCTTTTTTATTGTTATTATCGGGGTAAATAAAGGGGTGGTGCAATGTATAAGTATTATAACCCGAACCCTGTTACAAGCACGGCGGGGGATTGCGTTATACGTGCGATATGCGCGGCAACGGGCGACAAATGGGATAAGGTTTACAGCGAACTTTGCCAAGAGGGCTTTGAACGCGGTGACTGGGGCAGCAACAACACTGTGTGGGACGGATATTTAAGAAAACGCGGGTACAAACGATATATAATCCCGAATACCTGTCCCGACTGTTACACGATAGCGGACTTTGCCGCCGACAACAATGTCGGTCGCTATATTGTAGCAACGGGATCTCACGTTGTAACTGTTATAAACGGCGATTGGTTTGATACATGGGACAGCGGTGCAAAAGTCCCGCTTTACTACTTTGTGAGGAGTGATAAGTAATGGCATACAATAACTATTTTCCCGTAAATTACGGCGGTTTTGGCAATGTAGGCTATCCAACAATGGCACAGCTGCAAGCACAGCAACAGGCAGCACAACAACAGATGCAAGCGGCACAGGCACAAATGCAGGCTATGCAGCAGCAAACGGCACAGACAAACGGATATATCACGGTAAGGTCGGAAGAGGAAGCACGGAATTACAGAGTTGCACCGGGGGACAGTATCACATTTTTTAATGAGACAGAGCCGTATTGTTACAAAAAAACAATGGGCAATTCGCCTTTGGATAAGCCCGACTTTAAAATCTATCAGATTATAGAGAAACAAGAGAACGAAATAACGCAAAAAACGGGGCAAAACACAGCCGAAAGCAATGAAACGAACAAACAGGCGATAGACGAGTTAAAAGACGAAATAAGCGAATTAAGCACCAAATATAAGGCGTTAAAAGAAGAACTGGAAGAGATAAAAGCGGCAATTAAAACAGACAGCGGAAAGGACGGAGTTTAAATGGCAAATCCATTGATAAACAACAGCAAAAAAAACGATGAAAAACCGAATTTTAAGGCTATGTATGAGGATTTTTCTCAAAATCCGAGAGAAATATTAGCAAATTCGGGGATAGTAATACCCGAAAACATAGGAAACGACCCGAACGAAATAGGCAATTTTTTGTTTAATTCGGGCAAAGTACCGCCGCAGATATTAAATGCGGCAATACGGATGTACAAGCCTTTTATGGCATGGATAAAGAACAGCAGATAAATGTATACACGCCCGCGCGCGAGGGCTTTTGTATAAATAAATTAAAAAAGGAGACAAAAAATTATGGCACTTACAGACGACAACAGCAACGGCTTCTATATGCCTGTTGCGCCCGCTTACGGCGGCGGTTTTGGTGGTAACGGCGGCTTTTTTGGCGGCAATAACGACATACTCGGAATACTTTTCCTTGTAGCTTTACTCAACGGCGGTTGGGGCGGCTTTGGCGGCTTCGGCGGCATGGGTGCGATGATGATGGGCGGCGGTATGCTCGGATATGACTTCCCATGGCTTTTCGCAGGTCAGCAGAATATCAACACCAATACAAACAATGGCTTTAGAGATGCAATGATAAATGACAACATCACAAGCGTTAGGGACGGCATTTCGGCACTTTCTACGCAGATTTGCGGCGGCTTTGGTGATGTACAGATGAGCCTTGCAAACGGCTTCGGTGGTGTAAACATGGGAATTGCAAACAGTACAGCAGCATTGCAGAACAGCCTTTGCAATGGATTTAACGGCGTAAATAACAGCATTTACGGCGCACAGAACGCTATTTCATCACAGCTTTATAACAACGAGATAGCAAGCCTTAACCGCAGCTTCGCGGAACAGACAGCGAATGTGCAGGGCTTTAACAATCTGACATCACAGCTTGCGCAGTGCTGCTGCGATAACAGAGCGGCAACAGCCGATCTTAAATACACAGTTGCAACAGAAAATTGTGCAGACAGATACGAAGCGGCACAGAACACAAGGGATATTATCGACTCCAACACAAGAAACACACAGGCAATACTTGACAAGCTTTGTGCGCTTGAACTGGACGGCGTGAAAAATCAGCTTGCACAGGCACAGCGTGAAAATACTGCATTACAGAACGCCGTAAATATGGCAACTATGCAGGCATCGCAGACCGCGCAGACAGCGGCTATTTTGCAGGGTCAGGCTGCGGAGATCGACGGAGTATACAACAGACTTAAAAACTGCCCTGTAGGCACATATAATGTCTGCAATCCTCTTTCGCCCGCAAACAATAACAACTGCGGCTGCGGCTGCGGTAACTTCGGCTGATAAGGCGGTGAGCGTATGGCGGAATATTTATACAATGAAGTCCAAAATGTAGCGTTAAACAATGCGGCGATCTTCATATCTTCTATACCGTGTCCAAAACGAAATGTTTATCATCAGAGTGGAACAGGTATTTTTATTCTTAAAGGCGCAACGCCTAACTGCTTTGCACGTTATCAAATAACATTTGTCGGCAACATAGCTATTCCCGAGGGCGGAACAGTCGTACCTATCTCTGTAGGCATAGCGGTAAACGGCGAGGTAAGACGGACAAGCATCGGAACAAAAACACCCGCTGCCGTGCAGGAATACAATAATGTAACCTCAACGGCAATAGTGGATGTTCCGAGGGGTTGTTGTTTTTCTGTATCTGTCAGGGCGACAACACCCGAAACGGACGATACAACACTTACACCCGCACCCGTGATAGAGCTTAGAAACGCCAACCTTGTAATAACGAGAATTGCATAGAAAGGGGGAAATACGGATGCACAAATTATGTAAATACATTGACGAGCAGTTAAATTCTCTTGAGCAAAAAATTGATAGCGGAAAAGGTCTTAGTATGAACGAGATCGAATTTGGTGACAAGCTGGCACACTTTAAAAAGAGCCTTTTGACAAATAAGGCCATGGAAGATAGTTTTGACGAGGACTATTCAAACGCATATAATGATAATATGTCGAACGGCGTATCATACGGCGGTAACTCTTACAGGGGTAACTCTTACAGAGGCGGCAATGTGAGACGTGATAACATGGGCAGATTTAGCCGTGACAGCTATGCTATGGACAGATACGATCGTGAAAATTATTCACGCGGCGATGAAATGATCGAGGAACTGCGTGATATAATGCACAGCGCACCAAACGAGCAGATCAAGAGCAAGTTTAAGCAGTTTATCGGCGAAATTGAAAAGATGTAAGGTGGTGATATGCCGTGATAGTTAAACAAGACGTTATTGCGGCTATTGCCGAATGTCACGGGGAAAGAAACCCCGATGCGAATACCTGTATAAAGTTGGCAGCGTATTATACCATATTAGATCACTTAAAAGAGCAAGAAAACGGAGCGGCGTTTTCGCATGACGCACCGAAACAAGCGGAAACTGTCACATATCATGGTTTATCAGAGTTTTCCGCGCTTGTAAATGGGCGCAGCGCAAGCGAGATCATGCCGTATATTGACGAACTTGTTGATGTAATAAGAAATATCAATCCCCGACTTTATGACGGGTTTATCCGAAAACTAAAAAGCGGCTGAAAAGCCGCTTTTTTACTGTATTAGACTTTCGATATAGGCGGATAATGTCATTTCCGACTTTGCCGCCGCCTGCTTGGCTTTGGCAATTTATAAAATGCGAATTTATGTCAATTAAATTTAAACAAAAATTTGTTGTGTTTTTAGTAAATTTGTATATCACGCGTATATCACCGCTTTTTAGTTGCATTTTTGCCCGTCCTCAAACCCGCATAAAACCGTTGTTTTTAGGCATCGAAAACGGCTTTTTTAAATAAAGATTAAATTTTATTAATGCGTATTTACCGAAAATTTTACTTGAATATATACAATAAATATGATATTATAGACAGATAGGAGATTTTTTACAGGAGGGAACCAATGAATAATAAAAAC